CGGAGCGCAAACGGATGCGCGATGAACTGGACGCGCTGAAGGACGAGGTACGCAAGCCGCTGACCGACTGGGAGAACGCAGAGAAAGTGCGCGTCGCATGTCACGAAGAGGCGTTGAACATCCTGCGCAATATCTCTCTGACGCCAGCCGAAAGCTGCGCAGATGTTGCCGAGCACATCGAAAAGGCAACGAACCTTTTCGCGCAGCGTGAATGGGAGGAATTTGAGAAACGGGCGCTTGATGCCAAGAACGCTGTGCTGTTTGAACTTGGCGAATCCCTGAAAAGCATGCAGGCGAAAGAAGCGGCTTTACTTGAAGCAGAGCGTCTCCGCGCAGAAGCCGCAGAACGCGCCATCAAAGAGCGCGAGGAAGCGGCCGCGCGTGCAGCCAAGGAGGCCGCAGAGCGTCGCGCAGAGGAGCAAGCGCGCATTGCCCACGAAGCTGCAGAGCGTGAGCGTCAGCGGGTCGAGAACGAGCGCATAGAGGCCGAGGCGCGGGCGAAACAAGCGGAAGCTGAGAGGATCGCCGCAGAGGAAAGGGCCGCGCGGAAACTTAAGGAAGCGGAAGAGCAGCGCATCCGTGAGTCTGAGCAGGCCGAGGCGCGTCGCAAGTTGGACGCAGAAGCCGCAGAGCGGCGGCGCATTGCCGATGAATTGGCGGCGGTTGCGCGGCTGGCTGAGGCACAGGCAGAGGCGAAGCGTGTAGCCGAGCAAGCAGAGGCGCGCAGGATTGCGGAGGCTGAAGCGGCAGAGCTTGCGGCCAGTGCGGCGGCAGCCAAAGCCGAGCGCGAGCGGTATGCGGCGGTTGAGGCAGAACGCCAGCGGGTGGCAGCGCAGAAGAAGGCTGAAGCCGAGGAAGCTGAGAAACGCGCAAGGAACCGGGCGCACCAGGGCGCGATTCACCGCGAGATTCTGGAAGCCCTTGCGCTGCTCAACATCTCGGACGAAGCGGGAAAGCTCATCATCGCGGCTATCGCAAAGGGCACTGTGCCGCATATTTCAATCCAATATTGAGTGAGGAATTGGTATAATGGGGTTGTCAGGTGTTATCAGCACCGGCAAAGCCTTATCGCCAAAGGAGGGCGAATCATGACAACCCCATCTACGCCATTGTACCGCGAAATCCCGCTCACGCAAGGTCAGGTTGCGATTGTATCGGCGCATCGATTTGATGAATTGAACGAATTTAAGTGGTGCGCTTTATGGTGTTCGGATACTCAGTCTTTTTATGCTTCTCACGGGATTAAACTTCCAAATGGAAAATGGACGGGTGAAAGTATGCACCGTAAAATTCTTGGACTTCAATATGGCGATAAAAGGCAAGCAGATCACATAAATCACGATACACTCGATAACCGAGATAGTAATTTAAGAATCGCTACACGCTCGGAAAATCAACATAATCGGGGGGCAAACAGAAATAGCTCTAGTGGAATTAAGGGAGTTTATTGGATGAAAAATGATAGGAAATGGGTAGCTCAAATTCGGCTTAATGGAAAGTCGAAATACCTTGGATCTTACGACGATCCTAAGAGCGCTCAGAAAGCATACTGCACGGCAGCGAAGCAATTGCACCAGAATTTTGCAAAGGTGGTTTGATTATGAAAATTCTTCGTTTTTCACAACACGGAACAGATGGTAATGTCAGCGATGATTTTTTCCAAGAACATCTTGGAAGGGCAACTGCATCACAAGCTAACGCCATCATGGATTTCACGATTAAGGGCGTCGAGGGCAGCAAGCGCAAACTCTATCGTCTGGAGAAGGTCGCGGAGATTCTCAGCGGCATCGCAGCGCAAGATCACTTTGTCTCAGCTCCTATGAAGGCTGGCACATTCTCTGAGCCTGCCGCGCGCACTGCCTACGAACTCGAAGAGGGCGTGATGGTCGAAGAGGTCGGAATGGTAGTGGGCGACAATGAGCGCTGCGGCTGGTCGCCGGACGGGCTGGTAAACGATGCCGCCGGCAATCTGGTCGGAGCAATCGAGTCGAAGTGCCCGCGCACCACCACGCATCTGCAAACGCTCGATTCAGCGCAGATTCCCGAAAACAATTTGCCACAGCTATGGTTTGCGTTTATGTGCTGCCCGCCGCTGCAATGGATCGACTTCATCAGCCGCGATGGTGGCATGAGCAACGATCCCGCGATGTTCGGCCCGATCCTGCCCAGGCGCTACGTGCAGTTCACTATCCGCTTGCACCGCGCAGAGTGCGAGGCGCAGATTGCCAAGATGCGCGAGGCAACGGACAAGTTTCTCGCAGACGTGGACGCGACCATCGAGCGCCTGAAACAGCGGGCGCCGGAGGTTGCGGAACCCGAGCGTGTTGCGGAAGACTTTGGCGACCTTGGGCTGACTGACGCGGACTTTGAAGGAATCGAGTAAGAAAGGGAACCATGCAGACAACGCAGCAAGTTGAAACATTCACCGGCATAGTCGAGAATACAATCCCGCACAAGGACATTGGCTGGGTGCGCACAGATGCGGGCGAGACGCTCTTCATGCACCGCAACTATGTGCGCAATCACAAACTGCCCGAGATCGGCCAGCGGGTCAAGGGACGCATCGGGCGCGTGGAGAATGAGGACAAGCAGGCACGTGCGTTTGCGGTGGAGGTGTGCAAGTGACGCCCAATCAGATGGAGCAGGACTTTCACTTTCTGCGCAGCCAGGTGCAGCGCCTAAGCCGCCTCATTGACGCGCTGGAATCGTCGCCTCTGCTGACCGCTGCGATGACGCCGCCGGAACCGGAATTTGATTTGCCTGAGATTGAGGCTAATATCCGGCCCCTTGCGGATGCGGAGCGCGAAGCAATCACTAAAGCGTATGAGATTTACGGCAGCAACTACACAGCCGCGTCCAAACTGCTTGGCATCGGCAAAACGACCTACTACCGTAAGCTGCGAGAATACGGGGTGCGTGCATGAGCGATTACATCCAATTCGAGGTTCTCGGCCGGCCAGCGCCGCAGGGCAGCATGAAGGCATTCGTCATTGACGGCAAAGCGCGGCTCACCTGCGACAACGCGAAGACAATGCCTTACCGCCAGGCGGTCGGCTACGCTGCGCTGAATGCCCGGCAGAGTGACGCGATATTCGCCGGGCCGCATGTCGCCGTCTCTATCCAGTGCGACTTCTACTTCAAGCGCCCCAAGGGGCACAAGAAGACATGGACGCACCCGCCAACCAAGCCGGACATTGACAAGCTGTGCAGGGCCACCCTTGACGCGCTGACGGGCATCCTGTATGCAGACGATGGGCAGGTAGTCGGCATCAAGGCGGTAAAGCACTACGGCCTGCCAGAGCGTGCGCTGATCTCCGTCGAGAAGGTGGACTGATGACCCGCTTTGTCATTATCTGGACGCTCCAGCGCGGCATCGTGAACCCACCAGAGCCGCTGGACGAAGCAGGGCAGCGCGAGGCGAACTTGGAAGCGCAGGACGACGTGCAGGCAGCTTACCGTTCCGTGCAATACGAACGCGATCCGCCGTTGACCGCAGAGCAGGAGTGGATGGAAGAGTTGGGGCGCAGAACTTCGCGCAAAGCCTCGTGAAGTCCGGTCCCGCAAATCTCACACGTTACCGAGCGGAGGAAATCGATCCGCGCACAAACGCACCGTGGAAGAAAGGAATGAAGCCGAAAATGATAACGCACACACTTGAACCCGCAGCGCCCTGGGAACAACTGGGCATAACCGAGGCAGCCTACCGCGAACGCGAGAGGATTGCCAACCAACTGGCCGCATCGCAGAAGGGCCCAGACGAACCGGAAGCAGAGAACAGCGCACAGAGCGCAGACAAGCCATCCATCGCGGCAGAGGCGCCCGCACGAGCACCGCGCAGCGACAAAGGCACCAAGCGCGCACCCAAAGTGCAGACGTTGAGCATTGAGACCGTCAGCGCGATGAGCACCGACCAGGCGCAGGAGCTTATACGGCTCATCGCTGCGCGGAATGAAACGCTCAAGAACTGGGAAGACGCGCAGCGGGAAGCGCAGAAGTGCGAGGCTGATTTCAAGCTGGACGCCAAGGCGCTGCAAGAGTTCATCGAAGCACTGGCGGTGACCAAATGAAGCCGCGCGGAAAGCCCTTGGTGGGCCGCAAGATACCGTGCAACCATTGCGGCCACCGCACAGTGCAAGGCGCGGCCCGCGTTCGGCGCAAGGTGCTGTTCTTCTTCTGCCCGGACTGCTGGACGCGCAAGCACGCGGAATGCAATGAGCAGATGGTCAAGGTGACCGCATAACTTTTCCAGAAGGGAGTAATCGGAGTAATTGTCCACGCACACCGGGCGGGAATCAGCGCAGTATCCCGCCCAGCATTTTACGAGGAGGGGAAACGATGGCGAAGTTTAAGTATCGACGCACAGAGCGGGGATATTCGGACACTTACGAGATCGAATCCAACTTTGATGATGCCGAGCATGTAGCAGTTGCAGCGGCAGAGGACTTTCACGATCAGCGCGATGGTTGGGAAAGTAGCTGGCCTATCACCTTTGAAATCTTGGATGAGGCTGATATTTCACTCGGAAGTTTCCAGGTAGACCGCGAGGCGGTTCCACATTTCTTTGTATCGAGGTAAGCGTAATCTCGATTTCATTTTGTCCAAGACAGTCCGCGACCAAAGGTGCAGGGTTGACATCGCGCGCGGATGCGTTAAACTGATCACGTCTGTCGCGCCAGCGAAGGACTACGGCGCTCTGCCTGATCAGCGGAGCCGAAAGTGGCAGGGGAGAGTTTCTAAGGCTCTCCCCGCCAGCCCTACTTAGAGGGGATTCAATGAATCAGTGGTTTCGCATGTATTCAGAATTTGAAGACGATCCCAAAGTTCGGTTTCTCTCTGAAACTATGCAGATTCGCCTTGTATGGCTTTTTTGCGAGAAATGCAAAGGCGTGACGATGGACGAACGTCACAGAGCGTTTCATTGGCGTTGCAGTGACTCTGATCTTTCAGAGACCAAAGATGCTTTTATGAATTCAGGCTTTATTGATTCTGACTGGAATTTGCTAAATTGGGATAAGCGCCAATACATATCAGACAGTAGTTCTGAGCGCACGAGGCGCTATCGGGAACGTAAGAGAACGTCACAAGAACGTCACAGTGGCGTCACAGTGACGCCCCCAGATACAAATACAGATACAGAGAAAATACAAAAGCCTTCTCGCGCAAAAGCAGCGCGAGGCAAAAAGACGGAGGCCGCAAAGAGTCGGCACACTGAATTCAAGGCCGCCATCCTGCGCTACTGGGAATCAAAGAATCCCGGCGTGGAGATGCCCTGGGGGCCGGCCGAGGGGCGCAACCTGGAAATGTGGCTGCGCGAAACGCCCAATACGACGCTGGAGCAGTTCGTGGGCTATTTGCGCAACCGCTTCAAGTCGGCCGTCACGCACACGGAGCGCCCAAGCCGCTGGATAGGCAACGTGACAATCTTCGCCAGCGGCCCAATCGACAAGTACGGCAAACCACTTCAGGAGAGCGCAAATGTCGGATCTGAGAAAAATCAGCGAAGCCCAGCTAGCCAACGTGTTGAAGCCAACCTGCGAGCTGTTGCAGAAACGGCTGTCCGCAGAGGATGGGTTAGCGCTGACAATTTTGAGCGGCCAGATGCAGCGGAGATGGCCGAACCAGGACCGGGCGGAATCGATCGATGAGTACGCCGCAGACTGGGAGCGCTTAATTCAGAAGCGTGGCGCAAAAGCTCTGCAAGACGCGGTGAACGCGCTGCGGATCGACCCAGACCGCGAGGACTTCTACCCGACGCCTGGCGAGGTTTCACGCGAGATCAAACGGCAGGCGCTCAAGAAGGTGCCGAGCCACGTTTATGCCAGAGGATAACCGAAAGGAAGGGCATCATGCAGAAACTGAGAGATCGCATCGCAGAAGTTTTGCATTCATATCGAACGCGCATAGCCGTGGATACGAGCAGAACGATTGACGAAATTGAAGCGATATACGCGCCCACGGCACCGGGAGCGCCGCTGACGGATGATGAGTGGGATGAAATTAGGACTAGCACTACTGGCTTCCGTACAAGCACGGACGCTGTTCTCGCCAAACGCAACACTGCGCAGCCCGCACCGGCAGATGGCATCGTTTCGCTGGACGCGGTAGAGATGGCGATAGCGGCATATCTTTTGGACGAGCATGGCTGGAATGTCGGTGATGCGTTGTTTGCAGCCAGTAAGATTCACGCCCGTCTCTCCCCGCCGAAGACGCTGCGAGAGCGCATCAAAGATAGGTTCGAGATGCAAAAGTTAGTCAGCAGCATATGGGCTCCGACCACGCTGACTGAGATTGTCATGGAAGAGATCGCAAAGGAGCGCCATGAAGACAAGTAACAATGTTGAGGTTCTTCCCACATTCACAGACATTTACTGCCATGCGAAAATGGCGGCAGATGATGGAGCCAAAGGCAGCGTATTTGATCCCATAGAAGTAATGGAGTTGGTTGAATATGCATCTCGCGCGGAGGCGCAGGTAGCCGCATTGAGACTTAAGCCTGAAGATGTTCCTGTTCGATGCTCATACTGTGGTGAGCAGATATGCGTAGAGAAAGATTGGGACGCTAAAGTTCTAAAGCACATGTCAAAGTGTGAAAAGAATCCGCTTACAAGGTTTCTCAAAAAAATCGCCGCGCTCCAGTGGCAACCGATCACGCCGGAAACAGAAATACCGGCTAAATTTGAGATCGGCGGGTGGGCTGAAAGAGAGTTCTGTATTACTGAGTGCGAGCATGGCTCAACAGGTAAGAATCTTTTGCCTGTGTGGACCCACTTTCGCCCAATCAACCCTCCCACGCAGGACAAACCGGCGCACTGACGCTGCTGGCACTGCGGTGCCTCAGAGGGAGAGCAAATTGAGGGCCAAGGTGCTTGCAGCCGCGCTTTGGCAGGACGACGGATCGCTGAGCTATAGCCGTGAGCATGTGAACGTGCTGGCGGCAGAAATGAGGAAGGGCTGACATGGCAGAACAATTCCTGATGCGCTGGAAGTGTCCAGACTGTGGCGCAACGAAATGCGGGTACATCGGCTTGGCGGACTTTGCGCCGCGCTACTGCACGGGCACGCCGAAGCGCAAGCATACGAGCGGAGAGCACTGCTGTCATGAGATGAAAATCGTGCACGATGATCGGCCTGCCTGGGGCAACGAGCAGGCCCCGCACTGGAGCGAGGGCAAGGAGTAAGGGCGCACTGCGGTACTGCTTAGCACCGCAGTGCTTACAGCGGTGCGCGATCCCGATCATTAGCGATATTCTATGTTTGCACCGCCACTAAACAAGGTGCAAACGCCCGCCGTAAACTCCCAATACAGCGTATGATTCACTGGAATCGTAGCATGATTAATTGTCCCTCCAGCAGCGATAATATTGGCGCTGGTGAGAGTGATGGTCGCGAGCGCCTGAGCAGCAGTGTAATCATACAAAACCATCGTCGGGTTGGTAGTGCATGTAAAATCTGCTGCCCATGCGTTGACGTATTGGATTGTGGCTGCGACTGGACCCGAATAAAAAACCGCATATCCGGTAGTTATATGTAGCGAAGTCAAAAGTCCCGTTGAAAATGCAAACACCGCATTCGGAGCAGCACTATCCACGTAAGCGGTAGTTGCCAGTTTGGTGCTATTGTCTAACGCAGTTTGAGTCGTTCCCGTAGTGCCGTTCGGCAGCGCAGGAGTCCCGCTCAGATTGGCCGCTGTTCCGCTGGTATTCGCAGCGATTGACGAAGGTAAATCGGCCGACACCATGGCCCGAAACGTGGGTGCGACTGCGGTGCTGCCTGTGGCTGGGCCAGCAAAAATAGTATTGGGCGCTTGTGTGTTTGGCGTCATCGTAAGCGTTCCGCTGCCAGTTACAGGAGAGCCGCTCACGGTGTAAAGTACCGACCCTGGAATGGATAGCCCGATGCTCGTTACAGTGCCAGTGGAGCACAACCCGTCTATGAAATTTGTTCCATTCCCTACAAGGCAATGGTTCAGCGGTGCGAGGGCGCCATTTACCTGATAGCCTTGTACGGCATTAACCACCGTGGCCGTATGGATGTTCCTCGTAGTTGCGTTACCTGAGTTATCGACTTTGAAATTTGTGTATACACCAGTCGTGTCCGTGAGGGTAAACGGCCCCCACATCTGGGATTCTGCGTCTCCAATCACGCAAAAAATAGGATTGGACCCTGATCCATATACAGAAAGGCACAGACGCGTCGTGTTGAGTGTATTCCCTGGCTGAAAATCAAGCGAAGCAGT